AGCAGCCTCCTTAAAAATCTGACTGCGAATAGCCGCCCTGATCGCCAGCACATCCACCGGCGTCCCGACAAAGGCCGCGAGCCCAGCGCCATAATCAAGTTGCCAGATATAGTCTCCAGGATTTGTCAGCAACCGCCGCAAAACGCGCTGCTGACCAAGCGTGGTATCCGCCGCCAGCGCAATATCCCCCGTCGAGCTCGCTGACAGATCAGCGCCCCAAACCAGCCCCGCATCCTGCATCACACCCCCAACCGGGGGGCGGATGTCTTATCCGCCCACCTGCCCAAAGGACCAAACGTCAATCCGTAGGCGTAGGCGTCGTCTCCGAAGGTGGATGCACATGCTGATTGTAATGCCCACGCAACCGCGACAATGCACCCTCGCCGTCATAAACATCGCCGCTCACATGCAAATCCCCCGTGTGAGTCCACGAAGGCGCAGAGCTCGCAATCGAGCCATCATTCAGCAGCTTGAGAAAACTCCCCGACTTATGCACCAGCCACAACTCACCACTGGCGGCCGCCGGTGCCGGCGCCGTGTTCGACCACAAACGCCCAACCACAATCCCATGCTCCGCATCGCCCTCTTGCCAAACCACAAGAACCTGGTCGCCCGGCGAAGGCGGGCACGCCAATCCCCACCCATTCCCCACCCAACTCGCCGCCACCGGCAACCAGCCCGACAACACACCCTCAGGCTGGATCTGCACCCGCACCGTCGCCGCCACTGTATCCACCGAGGTCACAACCGCCAGCCGAGGCTGCGCCCATCCCTGATCCAGCCGCGACGCATGAGCCTTGATCAGGTTGAGGAAGCTATCCACGCCGGCACCCTCGCTCTCACATGCTGCGTAAAACCCTGCGCAAACGACATCCGCCGCTCAACATCGGAAATCACATAAAGCCCATCAAAATCCGTTCCGGTATCAGACAATGCCAGCCCCATCCGCGGCTGCATCGTCAACTCGCCAGGCACCTCAAGATCGACGCACAAAGCATGCTGCGCCATCTCGCCCAGCACCCTCTGCGCAATGCTCTGCGCCACATCCGCCGTCACATTAGGCCGCACAATCACATAATCCGGCGTCCCACCAGACCCGCCCCCCAGCGTCGCAGTCTGCGAAATCGACGTCTGACCGCGGCAATCCCAACTCCGCACCGCCACCGAAAGCGACCCCTGCAAACTCAGCGTCCGCTCCAACCGCAGAGACACACAATCAGCAGGCGTCAACGAAACGGTCGCCCCCGCGGCCGGCGGCATAAAATTCAGCACCTGCTGATCCACCCAGACATCAAAACCTTCCTGATCAGCCAGCCGCGTCAACAAATCCCACTCGGTCGTAAACCGCCCATGCTGATCCAGCGTCGTCCGCGCATGCTGACTCTGAAAATTCCGCCCCACCGGCACCGACGTCGCCGTCACATTCGGCGTCAACCCCTGCCGCGTCGCCAACAATGTCGCGATATCACTCGAAGTCTGATTCTGAAACGTCTCCTGCGTCCGCGCTTCAATAAACAACGCGGTCAAATCCCGCCCATCCACGCTCACCTCACCGCGAATAGGATCAATCTCGATAAAATCTGCCTGCCCCAGCAGCATCGGAACCCACGCACCATCCAGTCCGAACTGAATGCCGATCTGCAACGGAGACGACGACCAGACCGCCGCCCCCGACACATCCAACGCCAGCCGCAACCGAAACCGGTTCGCCGCCAAATGACTATTGCTCGAAATCTCAGCCTCGATAACCCCGCCCACCGTCCCACCATTGACGGTCACCGCAACCGCCGGCGATCGCGCGCTACTGCTGGCCAATGCCACCCCCCGCCGAAGGATCAACATCCGGAATCGACAGCGTCACCAAACCCTGCAAAAACGGATCCAGTATATTGTTCAAGGCCGCAATCCGAACCCATTGCGTCGCATCGCCAAGATAAACTGACGCAACCTGAAACAAATTACCCCCGGCCACGGTCACCACACGCATCAGCCGGCCTCCGACAAATTCGCCACCGCCCGCCCGACATACCCCTGCGCAGAACATAATTGCGCCAACGTCCCCGACGCACTCACCGCCGTCGCCAAATCGCTCGAACCCAGCCCGGCCTCAGCGCCAGCAATACCTTGCGAAATCCCCGTCTGCACCGCACTCAAGCTGTTGGCCGCCGCCGCCGCGGCCGCAGTCCCCGACGTTAAAGCGCCCGCCACACTCGTCGCAGCCGACGCCGCCGTCACATCCACATAAGCCCCGGCACTCACCAGATCAGCCGCAATCTCGCTCGCCGCAGAAACAGAAGTTGAAGCACCAGCCTGCGCCTCATCAAGCACGACCTTGCACGTAATCCTGTACTCGATCCACCAAGGGCTCGTGTAATCCAATTGAAGATTAGCAATCACCACACTGTAGAAAAACTGATCCCACGTCAGCGACAGCACGCCCCCAGCCGCCCGCATGGCATCCAGCAACGCCGCGCGCCCAGCCGCGCCGGCGCCCGACATCACCCCCGACCAGCCAATATCCGCATCATCCCGCCCCATCGCATCGATGACGCGCACCCCGCCCGGTAATTTATGCACCGCCAGCGACTGCGCCCCACCGAACGCCACCCGCCCAGGCACCTCGAAACCTTCGAGCGTCACCCCGCCGAGTTGCAAGACAACCATTCATCCCCCCACCGTCGGCCCAGGCAGCAGCGCATTCCGCCGAGAATCAAAACCCGTAGGCCCAGCCGAAGCCCGCCCAGCCTCCCGGCTCAACTGGCGAGACATCCACCGCCCCACCAACGCCCCATCCAGAAACACATCGCCCTGCATCAGCCCCGCCGGCCCACCACCCTGACCACCCGCCGCCTCAGCCCCCTCAGGCGCCGCCACACCACCAGGTGCCGAACGATCCGGTGCCGCCAACCGCGGCTGCAGCACATCGGCCGCCACAGGCGCTACTGGCGCAGCAGGGACTGTCGCCAAAACAGGTGCCGACGGTACCGCAATCGGACCGCCACCACCATCAGACGACGCCACCTCTCTGCTGACAGCAGAGCCAGCATTCGGCCCACGCTCCCCATACCAGTCCAGCCGAAGCCCGGCAGGCCTGGCCGAACCGCGCCCAGCCACCGCCAGGGGCGCCACTGCGCCAGCCCCGGCCGCGACGGCCGGTGCCGCAAACTGCGCCAGCACCGACGTGCCAGGCGCTTCCCCAACTTGTCGTGCACCAACACGGTCTTCGCCAACCTGCTCGGACCGCTCAACGCCCGGTGCCGCCGACTGCCCGCGCACAGGTGCAGCCTGAGCATCCAGGCGAAGCGACTGAACCAGCTCGATCCTGTCCGGCGCCCGCGCAATCTCATCGCCCCCGCGCCCGGAAGCCCCTTGCGCATCAGGAGCTTGCTCCCAGGCAAGCTGCAAAGCCGCCGGCGCGACGCTCTTTGCCGGAGCCGCCACAACCGGCGTCAAATTCATCACCGGCGGCGCAGCAGCCGTAACCGCCCCAGCATCACCGCCCACCTCAGCTGCGGCCCGGGTCGCCCCAGCCTCTGCGCGCCCAGGGGCCGCCGGTGTAGCGTGGTTCGCCGCCTCCCGCGCCGAGCGCATCACCGTCAGCGCCGCAACCCCCGCCGCCTGCAACCGCTGCACGGACAGCGCCCCCGCCGCCACCGACCGCGCCACCGCATCCGCATCCCGCTGCGCCTTGGCAATCCCCTCCGAAACCCCATCGGCCAGCGCCAGCGAAATGCCAATCTCAAAAGCCTCGGTCATGACCTGAACCCCCGCAGCGCCTCCGCCAACGCGGCCGCAACCCGCGGCGCCGCCTCCCGGCCAATCCCCTCCATCACGCTCGCAGGCGGCCGCCCCGGCGCCCCCACTTCCGCATCGCGCACCGCCGCAGACGCACTGACCACATGCACGCGCCCCTCACCCACGCGCACGCTCAGCTCCCCAGGCAACCCGCGCGCACCCAGCCCGGCGCGCATCGCCTCCGCCAACACGCCACCCGCCGAGGCCAAAGCATCCTTCAGCCTCTCGTCCATCGTCCCTCCGAAAAATCATAGTCCAGCCCGTCAAGACGGCCCAGCGCCACAATCCAGGCCTGCCGCTCATCCGCGGGCAGCGAGAACGCCACATCGAACGGCACCCCGTTCCGCACCAGGTAGAGCGAATCCACCAGATCGGGGTGCCCACTCAGTTTCCCTGCCCAGCACTCCCCAAAACCGGCGCCGGCTCCTCGGCAAACGCCCCAGCGGCCGCCGCGATCCCCACTTCCCCCAGACGTGAAACAAGCGCCTCCACCTGCCCCTCCGTCACCGGCGGCGGCACCGGCACCCCATCGATGGCGCAAACCGAAGCCGCAATCATCGCCATACCCAGATACGGCGTATTCTGCGCCAACAGCGGCCCCACCGCCTTGAACAGCCGCAGCCGGTCCAGCGCACTCATCCGCCGCACCGCCAACTCGCGCCCGTCCGCATCACGCACCAGCGCCTGCGCCTGCGCCGCCGCCACAATCCTGCTACTCGGCGTGTCCATCAAACGCGCTGCCGCTTGGTCGCAAAGAACTCCAATTTCTGCTTGACGCTGGCATCACCTTTCCAGCTACCCGCATTCACCAGCTTGAACACCACGCCGCTGTACTGGTACGTCGAAGTGGACCCATCCACCTCAGTCACGTACTGATACACGGTCCCCGCCGGCAACGACCCCTGGTTGAGAAAAATCTGCTCGGAGGCCGCAATAAAATCATCCACCGCGCTGGTCCCGCGCTCCACCTCAAAACTTCCCTCCCATCCTTTGGGAAGTTCCGCCCCCATCGGCACCCCATCCAGCCGGTCCAGCCGAACCGACTGCGTAATCTGCCGGCTCTCAAACCCGGTCACATAGGTAAGATCGACGCGCCCCTGCGGCCCCATGACCACAAGCTGGCAATCGCGCCCGATCGAAAAAGAATTGATCGGCATTCCTGACACTCCAAAAACATTTCGCCGCAGCACGCAGGGTGGGTTCAGCCCACCACACAAGACCAATTCACGAAGGCGGCAACACCTGGCTCTGCACAATGAATTTCTCATTGATTCCCTGGAACTGCACCTGAGCATCGCTCTGCACATACCCCAGGCTGGTCCGGCTCAGCGGATTATTGCTCAAATCGCAAATCACGCTGAACGGCGGCGACCCATCCAAACTCCCCAGCACGCCCTGGCTCAGCAACCCTTGCAAATAGCTCAGTTGTGTCGAGCGAATCTGCTGAAACAGACTCGCATTGATCACCTGGCCCACAAACAGGCCCATACCCGCCGCCAGCGTCGCCGCAATATAATTCGTCATCCGCGTATAATTATCGCCATTCGTCGCCTGGTTGGAGCTGGAATTATGCCCGCACCGAACCCCCCAATACGCCCCGCCCGGCTGCGGATTGCTCACCACATCGATCCCGGCCTCGAACAGAACAGTCAGCTCCGCATCACTGTAAGTCGATGTCTGCCCACTCCCCGGCACGCCGGACATCTGCGTGCCCACCACATTATACAGCGGCTTATTCAGGCTGGACTGCTCCGGCGAAAGATTACCCAGCCGCCCAGCCACAAACCCCTGCGGCGACACCAGCCGCGTCATCCCATTCGCCTGATCGTTCCAATAAATCCAGTCGCCAAACATCAGCTTGGCGGCATAAGAATCCAGCCCC